AGCCTATTACGCAAGACAGAGAAAAAGGAAGTAATGCCTAACCTTAAAACAATATCTTGTCCACATTGTGGAGAGAAGTTCAAACAGAATCATGGTAGGCAGAAGTATTGTAATATAAAATGTACCAAAGCAGCTAATGCAAGAGCAAGTAATGACAAGAAGAAGGAAGAGAAAAAAATAATCACTTCATCTACGCAGCCTGAGAATAGGGCTAGTAGAGGAGAGAACTACGAACCTTTTATAGAGAACTATGCAGAAGAAGTTTTAGAAGGAATTATTACGCAGCGTTTTGTTGCTGATGATATGGGTATAGACAAAAGTGTTGTAACCAGAATGTTAATGGCTTATAAGGAAGATAAAGTATTAGCCAAAGCTAGAGAGAACTGGGCGGTTCCAGATGAAGCAAAAGAATCATTAAAATCTTTCAAAGCGTTTAGGGACAGGTACTTTGTAACCGAACAAGGAAAGCCATACGAAACTGCAAAATTTCATACTAAGTGGATTAAAGGTATTCTTAAAGCAATTAAAAAAGGTGAACAGCTAATGATTCTCTCTCCGCCTAGACATGGTAAGACAGACTTACTTACACACTTTGCTATATGGCAGGTATGTAAGAATCCAAACATTCGTATCATGTGGGTAGGTGGTAATGAAGATATATCTAAAAATGCAGTAGGTGCAGTCCTAGACCATCTTGAAAACAATGAACAACTGATAGAAGATTTCTGCGGACCAGGGGAAACATTCAAACCAAAAAGCAGAACAGGTAAGACTTGGAGTTCTGGACAGTTTACAGTTAAGACTAGAACAGTTACAGGTATTAAATCACCTACCATGGTGGCAGTAGGAAAAGGTGGAAAGATTCTATCCAGGGACTGCGACTTAATTATTGCTGATGACATTGAGGACCACTCAACAACAATTCAACCAAGTTCAAGAGAGCAGACAAAGAGATGGTGGACTACAACTTTATCTTCAAGAAAAGAGGAACATACTGCAATAGTTGTTATAGGTTCCAGGCAGCATCCAGATGACTTATATAATTCTTTAATTGATAACTCAGAGTGGGAGAAGATAATTAACTCAGCACATAGTTTAGATATTCCAATAGATTCTGGAGAACCTAAAGAACATAAAAAACACATGTTATGGGCATCTAAAAGAAGTTACAAGTGGCTTATGTCACAGAGAAGAAATGCAGAAACTACAGGTGGTTTAGCTATGTTTGAAATGGTGTATCTTAATAGACCATTCTCAGAAGGGCTGCAAATGTTTAGAGTTGAATCTTTAGACAATGCCAGAGATTATTCAAGGAGTATTGGACACATACCAGAAGGTACACGACTTATTGCAGGATTAGACCCAGCATCAACTGGGTATCAGGCAGCTTTCTTGTGGGCTTATAGTGTTGAAGAAGGTAAGTTATACATGGTAGATTTAGAAAACTCTAAAGGTGGTGGAATACCACAAGCAACTAAAACAATTAAAAGTTGGTATGCAAAGTATGGACTAGCACATTGGATTATTGAAGAGAATGGATTTCAAAGAGCAATACGACAAGACAGAGAATTAAGGGAATGGACTTCACAAAAAGGAATACATTTAGAAGGTCATCAGACTCAGAAAAATAAGTTTGACCCTTATTTTGGTGTAGGTTCCATGAGTGAAATGTTTGAGAAGGAACTAATTAATTTACCCTATGGTAACACAGATTCTCAAAGTAAGAGTAATATATATCGTAGGCAGCTTTTGTATTTTTCAAATGCTGCTAGTAAGGCGAGTAAAAGAGGATATAAGTCGGATATAGTAATGGCTAGTTGGTTTCCAATAAAAATTGTAAGAAGATTACAAAAAGAGTTTATTGCAGAAATGGGGTACGATTATACCCCTAGCTTCAAGTCGTTTGATGTATCCGAGATAAGCACAGCACCTTGGTAAAGATATGAATGAACAGCAACTATACGATAAGATAACTCAACTTCACTATGATAATCAAGATGCCTATGCAACAAGAGGTCGTATTCGTTCCATTATGAATGGTGGACCAAGCGGAATACTTGCTTTACTTGGGGACCAGATAAAAGGATTTCAGGATTGGCAGATACCAATGCCTAACCTTATGGCATCAGGGTTAGAACACCTAGCACAAAAAATAGGAAGAATACCTAACCTCAAAGTTGAAGTTCCTAACAATAAAGACTCTGAGAGAGCAAGAATCAAAGCAGAGAAGATAGCAAGAATAGTTACTGCTTATGATGAAGTTCAGAGATTAGATTTACAAATGCCACAAGTAGGAAGATGGCTTCCTGGCTATGGTTATGCAGTATGGGTTATTAGAGAAAAGAAAGATGCTAATGGAACTCCTTATCCAGTAGCAGAACTAAGGGACCCTTATAACTGTTTCCCAGGATACTTTGGTGCTGACCAGCAGCCTAAAGATTTATCAATAGTAAGAAGAGTTCCTAAATATGCTTTGTCGCAAGTTTATCCAGACTTCAAAGATAAGATAATGCAAGAAGGAATAAACGAAGGATTATCAATAGCTAGTGGTACAGCTTCTCCTTATACAGATTCTTATTCAGGTTCTTGGGCTAACTCAAATGGACAGGGAGATTTAGTTGCTGAATATTATAATAAAGATGGAACTTATGTATTCCACATGAGTTCAGGAACTATATTAGACTTTGTTCCTAATCCATTACAAAGTGGTCCTGCTTTCGTTGTAGCTAAGAAATATTCTTTTGACCAGCTACAAGGACAGTACGACCAAATTATAGGTTTAATGGCATCTATGGCAAAGATGAATGTTATGAGCATTATCGCTATGGAAGATGCTGTATTTACAGAAACAAATATAACTGGAGAACTTGAATCTGGACAATATAAAAAAGGAAGATTTGCAGTTAATTACTTCTCTCCAGGAAGTCAAATATCCAAACCAGCATCTAATATCCCTTATCAAATATTTCAACAGATAGACAGGATTGAACGACAACTTAGAGTTGGTGCATCTTATCCAGCTACTGATGATTCTCAATCCCCAGTAGCTTTTGCAACAGGTAGAGGTTTAGAAGAACTGGGTGCTTCAATGTCTTTGATGATTAGAGAATATCATACAATCATGGCAGATGCTGTTGAACAGTTAGATGCTAAAAGACTTGAATGGGATGAAGCTATGTATGGCGGTAGGGAGAAGAGCCTATCAGGATATTACAACAACAAGTTTTTTGCTGAGAAGTACGAACCATTAAGAGATATAAGTGGTTCACACAATACACGAAGAGTGTATGGTGCTATGGCTGGTTATGATGAACCACAGAAGATAGTTACAGGATTGCAGCTATTAAGTTCTGGAGTTATTGATACACAGACATTACAAGAAAACTTAGATGGACTAGATAATATAGTAAGGATAAATGAAAGAATAACAAGAGAGAAAGCGGACAAAGTTCTGTTTGAAACATTATTGAATCAATCTCAACAGGGAGATGTAAAAGCTACTATGGCAGTAGTTCAGATAAGAAAAAGTCCAGCTGATATGCAAAATATATTAGATAAGTTTTATACTTCACAACAACCAGAAATAGAAGAAGATGAAGTATCAATGATTGAAGGTGTAGGTCCAGCACCGCCAGGTCCTACACCTTCTATTCAACAAGCGTTAGGGATGGTTCAATGAGTGAACAAAGAGATATAGACAAAGAATTTGTAGATTTAGTAGAAGAAAATCTTATAGATTTAGATGAAGCTGGTGATGATATTGTCATGGATGAGTATTTTATTAGGATGCAAATGCTAAGACACAGACCACCAACAATTATTCCTATGGGTTATATGATAATCCACCCAATAGACTGTGATGATTTTGATGAAGGAAAACAGGATAATGGCTACGAGAATTACTAAAAGAAATGCTGCTGTTAAACCAGCATCCAATAATTATATAGACCAATCAAGATTTACTTATGGAGAACAAGGAGAGTTAAAGAAACTGAATAAGGATGTTCAGAACCTAGAGCTAAGTGAAGATGCAGCTACTGCTGCTCAACAACAAGCAGCACCGCAGCCAATGGCTAATGTATTTGAACCTACCAATCAACCAACAAGACCTGTTGAAGATGGACTACCTTTTGGACCTGGTGTTGGTCCAGATTCTCAAATGCAGAGTACTAAGGAACTAATACAACAATTTTATGAACTTACAGGCGACCCATTACTGGCAAGAATACTAAAGAGATAGTATGTCGTATAGCACTTACGACCCCGCTGAATTTGTAGAGGATTCTCAAACATTAAGAACTCTATCAATTTCTAAAGCACCCACAGAAGCAACTAGAGATGAAGCTAATAGGGCTTCTTCTATTGTTGCTAAATACCCTACGATTAGTTCTGGTTCATTAGTGGGTGCAGTAAAAATGGGTATTAGTGATGAGGACCCACGACTCAAACAAATAGTATTACAGGAAGTAATTGCTAGAGAAGATGCTTCTTGGAATCCATTGAAGAGTGCTATAAGAAAATCCTTTATGGGATTCCAGAACTTGTGGGAGTTAGGTGCTGCAAGAGGAGTTAGATACTTAGAAGGAAGGCAGCAAGGTATGAGCCATGAGGAAGCTAGTGAATTAAGTTACGCTTCTTTCTATGATATTAAAGAAAAAGCCATAGAATCTGGAAGGGGTATAGATGAAGGAACTGGATGGTTCCTAGGTGGAACAGACCCAACGACTACTCCAGAGTATAAGAATCTTTTACAAGCAGGAGTGGACCCAGCAGAAGCAAGAGAGTTTGTTTTGGATAATGTTCTTGGTGTAAACATATTTGAAGAACAAAGAAAGAAAGCTGAAACAGGTATTCAGTTTACAGGTGAAAGAGCTGAAATGTTTAGGGCTGCTGGTTTAGAACCAACAGTAACTATTGGTAGATGGTTATTCAAACCTGTTGATGAAATAATAGAACCAGGTACTGATTTATATAATAACTTAACTGGAATGGTTGATATTCTTGCACAGATATTCTTAGACCCTGTGGGTATGACTACATTAGGTGTATCTAAAGTAAGGAAACTCGGTAAAGGTTTTACTGGTCTAAAAAAGGCAGACAATCTTCAAGGTGTGGCGAAACTCTTTGAAGAAACAGGGATGTTGCAAGGTGCAAGAAAAACAGTTTTTGGTCCAACAGTTAAAGAATTTTTAGCAGGTAATAAAGGTTTAGCCTTTAAGAAGTATTTATACAAAACAGATACATCAGACATTATTGCTGCATCTAAAGAAAATATTAAAAGTTTTGAATTTTATGATGCCTTACGAGAGTTTAAGAAGATTCACAAAGGAAAATCTTTTGATGAGATAGATGAATTATTTACAAAAGAAATATTAAATGGAAAATTATTCAATATAGGTGGAGAGAATCTTCTTATGACAGCAACATCAAATGTAGTTCCAGGAAGAATAAGAAATAATCTATCAAAAATGTTGGAAAAGAATTATGGTCCACTAATTAAAACTGAAAATGCAAGTGATAGTTTGGTTACATTAAATAGATTTTTTAGGATAGCATTTAGTTCTTTAGATGAAGCGGATAGAGTAGCATCTACAAACAAATGGATGAATAGTGCTATGGATGCTTTGAAAGCAAATGACAAACCAACAGAGGTAGCCAATCTTTTAAGTAAGTTTATGAAAATTGAAATGGAAAGACCTGTTGTAAAAGTTTTAACAGACGGAAAAACTAATGACAAAAAATACGCCCTGGCAGAGGGTTTGTTATCTGAGTTTAAAATAAAGATACTTGATGAAGGTCTAGCAGTTGCAGCTAAGTTTGTTGATTCTGGTGTTGCTACAAAAAAAAACTTACAAAGTTATGCAATAAATAGAAGAGGAGAGAACTTACCCATCACAAATGTATTAAGAAAACTTACTAAAAGAAAAGACCTTGATTCAGTATTTGAATTAGTGGACCCTGTAACTGTAACACAACTAGCTGATGAGATATTCTTACCAGACCCAATAAAATTTGCTAGAGCAGCTAGAGCATTAGATGGAAAATTAAATAAAATCGGCAATAAATTATTAGCATCAGAAAGTGCAACTACAATTTCAAACTTCCTAGATTTATACTATTCAAAATTATTCAAACCATTAGTTCTTTTAAGACCAGCTTGGACAGTAAGAGTTATAGCAGAGGAACAGATTAGGTTATTATCTTCTGGTGTAACCACAGTTATAAATCATCCAGCACAACTTATTGCAAGGGCTATTGGTAAACCACTAGAAGCTAGTAAAAACCTTTTAGGTTCCTGGGCAAATAACGCTGAATATCTGGAAGGAATGAATAATGTTCATAATTTATCAACTGTTAGAAGAGGATATGCTGGAACTGGTGAGTGGAGTTCTGTATCCAGAAGTGATAACAAAAGGGCTTGGAGTAAGGCAACCTTTAGAAACTTTATGCAACATAAGTTTGACCCACTATCAAGGAGATTAGCACAAGCACAGTTAAAAACAACAACAGCAGCTAGAACAAGAGCCTTAAATAAAGTTATAACAGATGTGCAGACAAAAGGACACATACTAAACAAGCATGTTAAGGATATAACAGCTGCTAAAGGTCATGCCTTTAATGGTGCTGGTAGAGCATCAGACAGAGGGAAAGCCATAGCAGAAGAGTTTGTGCATTATGCAAACGCATCTGTTGCACAAGTTACAGGCGGTATTGTTGAAACTGCAACAACTAGAGCTGCTTCTGCTGCAAGAAGAGCAGCAGACAAAGATGCACCAGAATTTGTACCAAGGAAAGCTAATCAATGGGTAGAAGAAAATGGAAAGACAGAATTGTTAGAGGACTTATTAAATGATGATTTACTAAAAGCAGAGTTAGAAGGGCTAGAGAATGTAGATGCGACAATGTACTGGGATGGTGATTTAAAGCCAGAGCTTTATGATTCTATTTCAAGTAGGTTAGCAAAGAACCAGATAAAAGCACAAAAACAATGGGTAAAGAAATATATAGATATTCTTCCAGAGTGGGCAAGAGGGGAACTATCTAATGCTGCAACTAATTCAACAAGAAAGTTAGATGATTTTGTAAATGATATGTTTAAGATGTTTATGACTGTACCGACACAACACTTATCCAGGGCACCTACATTTAAGTATCATTATTGGGCTAAGGTAGGCGATTACGCTAAACACACCAATCAAACAACCTTAAATAAAATAAGAAAAGCTGCTAAAGAAGCAGGACTTAATAAAGGAACTAAACACGAAAGAAAAATAATGAAGAAGCTAGAAAGCTATAAGGGTGTCAAAGGTGGTATTAATGACATGGAAATAGTAGATAAAATATCTTCATCATTTGCTTTAGGAAAAACAAAAGACTTACTTTATGATGTAACAACAAGGTCAAGGTTAGGCTCTGCAACAAGAGGGATATTCCCATTTGGAGAAGCCTTTGTAGAAATATTTACAACTTGGTCTAGGATAATTGGTGCCGAAACAGGCAGACCTATAAGAAGATTTCAGCAAGTGGTACAAGCAGCACAGAAACCTAGCCCAGTATTTGATGATTCAGGACAAAAAGGATATTTCTACAAAGACCCTAATACGAATAAAGAAATGTTTGGATACCCTGGTGAGGGACTTATTAATAAATGGATGTTTAAGGAACTCAATGAAAACGGAGTGTATGTTAATTTACCAGTATTCGCTAGTTCATTAAATATAGCTGGAAATTTAATTCCAGGTGTTGGTCCTACCATAACTGTTCCAGCTGCATTTATTAATAGAAAATTCAATGTATTAAGACCTGGCAAGTGGGAAGAACAGATATTGTTCGGAGATTTTTCACCCCCAAGAACTGAAACAGCTGGAGAGATATTAGCTTCTATGATTCCTGAACCCGCTTGGGCTAAGAAATTCAGAACAGCTTTTGGACTAGGTGGTGAAGATGTAAAAAGACAGTTCTCAAATACAACGATAGAGGTCTATAAAGCATTACTGTATGCAGGGAGAATTAATGATAGTACCCCACAAGGTGCTGATGAAGGTATAGAACTTGCTGGAGATTATGCTAGAAAAATATTCTTAATTAGATTTATGTCTCAGGCTATGGGACCAGCTGGTGCAGTTAGTCCGAAGTATGAGATGACAGATGAAACAGGACAGATATTTCTGTTTGAAACATTAGCAGAAGAATACAGGAATATATCTAATTCAGTTCAAGATGATTACGAAGCAGTAAGAACTTTTACAGAGAGATTTGGATTTGACCCAATAGCTATTGCAACAAGTAAAACACAAACAATTAAAAGGAGACCTGTTACTGAAGATGGTGCTAGATGGGTTATAGACAATCCTGAATTAGTAGATAAGTTTGATTTGACTTACTCATTCCTTATTGATGAAACAGACTCTGAGTTTATGTATCAGTTGTACTATGAACAACTTTTAGATAAAGACAGAGTACCTAGAACACCTGAACAATGGCAACAAGCAAAGAACATTCTTTTAGGAAACATAGAGTTTGAAAGATTTGTCCAAAACAATAACTTAGTTAATGCTTCAGGTAAAGTTGCTATTCAAGCTAAGAGAAATAAGAAAGCAGAGATAGCTGCAAAGTATCCAGGATATGGCAGACCTATTACATACTCAATGAACAAACCAACACAGGATGAAGTAATAGAAGAATTATATACTTGGATAAACCCTGTTACATATTCATTAGACCCAGCATTAGCTACTAATCCAGCTGCTAGAGCATTATCTGAATATCTTAAAGTGAGAGATGAGGTTATTGCAGCAACCAAGAGAATGGACCCAACAGCTACAAATACTTCTTTTAGACAATCTAATAAGTTTGCACCCTTTAGAGCTTTGTTAAGGGATAAAATGAAAGTATTATTAGTAAGGTATCCAGAGTTTGGTTCTCTAGCAAAGGAAATCTTTGAAAGAGAACTCCGAGAAGCGGATGAGGATATACAATTATTACAAGGACTAAATGAATAATGACAATAGATGAATTTATAAATAGGATT